ATTGGGAAACCCTCCATTCAGGGGAAATATAAACTACCTTACTGGCGTGGTTACGCTTACATTCATAGCCAATGTCGCTGCTTCAGCACCTATAAACGCACACTATTTCTCATACAAACCGTCTAGACCACAGACAGTATGTTTCTTCCAAGACCAAATAGAAATGTTCCCATGCCCAGATCAGGCGTATACTGTCTCATTTGAATGCTATCAGTACCCAACGGCATTTTTGTCTTCCGCGTCTACTTCATCGCCACAGGTTAAAGAATGGTGGCAACTATTAGCTTACCTGGCTGCCGACAAACTTTTTACTGACAACGGCGACTTCGAAAACGCACAAAAGTTCAGAAGTTTGCTCGACGAACAGATGAGGCTGTGTAATAGACGAACCATCGTCCAGCAATCGACAGAACGAACGCCAACGATGTATAGTACACAACAAATTGGAGTAGGCTTGTACCCCTTCGGAAGTCCGTTTAGCTATTGATTTTTTTAATTTGATAGTCTGTGAACACTTCAACAGACGCTGAAGAAGAGTATAAAGAGTTATATATTTATTCTCTTCTCTATAGCGACTGTTGGACTTGTTCAAAGCTCTCCTTTCAACTATTTACTTTACATACTATAGTAAAGAAAAAATTGAAACGAGGCTCCATGGTATACAAAATCATACCTCTGTCTAGTGATGTGCCAGCCACATCTCAGGCAGACATACTAGAAAACTTTAATCAACTAAATCTTCAAATAGGAACAGAGCACACAGCTCTCAACGCAGCCATAAACAACGGCCTGCATAAATGCGTTACACTTGTACGAACTCCTGGTGCTGCTGCTCCTACTGGAACTAATGTGCTGCTCTCTCAAGAGATCACTGGTGGAACTCCATATCAGAGGTTCTTAGACGCCGCAGGGCAAACCACATACATTCCAGTTCGTCACCAAGCTTGGGGTATCAACGTCCCAGCAGGTACCAATAATGTGAACCTCATCGATGTTACAACGATTCTCACTGGCTCACATAGTGCAGGGACTATTTTTGTAAGCGATGATTTAAATAGAACCAGAATGGTTTACTCTCCATACATCTACATTGGCGGAACTCTCTCAATTCCGGTTGGGTCATGCCAGTTATTTGCTGGGGCGACATTTCCCAAGGTTATGTCATCAGGAACGTTCATACAGCTCGAAGTAGTCGGTTACCCAGCTGGTGGTACCACAGTCACCCTAATCATTACCGAGTCGTTTGTATGAGCTATAAACCGCACTACATCGCGTCATTCGAGGAAGACTCTGGTTTACACACCTATTACGAGCCATTTCTTGCTCCAGAGAAAGCCTTTCCTGTGTTGGAAGATGCATATTGTTTCAGAGGTACTGTATTACGCAGACAAGGATTTAAACTTCTAGGACGCCTTAGACGCGTTCTCACTACAGAATCTCTTGGAAATATTCAGGTCGCAGGAGCTGGTATCTGGTCAGTTCCGCTTTTTACAAATCTAGGTCTCGACGCCACAGAACCCTTGGCACAATTCCAACCAGGCACTGCAACAAGCCCTATAACCATCGTTATTGCCGCTCCAATCGGTCAAACGCTAACGGATGACACTAGTACAGGGACAATGACGATCGTTGGAGCTGGGCCGATTACGGCGGCTTCTATCAACTACAGTACCGGACTCCTGACAATGACATTCACCGCAGCAGCTGGACCAGCAGCAGCAACGATCACAGCAAATTACTATCCTTGTCTTCCCGTCATGGGATTGCCTACCTACGAGCAGCCAGCGATCAATGATGAAATGCTCATAGCGTCTGATACCAAATATGCTTATAAATACGACGCTCCATCAAAGCAATTCATAGAGCTACCGTCTACTCTAGCAGTGACATGGCAAGGATCTAATTCAGATTTCTTCTGGTCATCAAATTATTACGTAGATCCTACGAGTAATGCCAATCTATTCTGGGCTACAAATAGCAACATGACTGGCGGTATACAAGATCCAATCAGGTACTACAATAACGCCACATGGAGCGCGGCATTTAATCCACTCATTCTTGCTGCGAGCAATCTCTATAACGCACAGATTATTGTGCCATACAAGGACAGGTTGCTCTTCTTCAATACATGGGAAGGCACTACGGCAGGAGGTATCGCTGGGGCAACTAATTTCAGACAGCGTTTACGATATAGTCAGAACGGCACTCCTTTAGCGGCGGATGCATTCAGACAAGACATAGTAGGAAAAGGCGGGTACATAGACGCGCCGACTAGCGAAGCAATCGTAAGTGCGGAGTTCATTAAGGATACCCTGATCGTTAAATTTGAACGATCTTCATGGAAAATTGTTTATACTGGAAACGAAGTCCTCCCGTTTGTATTCCAAAAAATCAACACAGAACTCGGATCTGAGAGCAAGTTTTCTCTCGTTCCGTTCGACAGGGGCGTATTCTCTGTGGGCAACTACGGAATCACCACAGACGATAGCGTCAATGTCGAGCGTATAGATGTTCAGATACCGAACACAATATTCCAGTTCAACAACGATCAACAAGGCCCTGTGCGTGTTCATGGAATACGTGACTACACAGACGAGTTGGTATACTGGACCTATTCCATCTCTAGGCAGATTTCTAATCCTCAGCAAGTCACGAGCGTTGGATATCCAAATAAAATGCTCGTATATAACTACAGAAACAACACGTATGCGATATTCAACGATAGCTTTACCTGTTTTGGAAACTATCAAGGCACAGTTGATCTAACCTGGGCGGACCTTACATGGTTTACATGGGCACAATGGACAGCTCCTTGGAACTCTGGAATGTTGCAGAGTCTATACCCTGAGATCATCGCTGGCAATCAACACGGATTTGTTGAGATTCTTAATCAAGACGTTCTCAATAACCCTTCTCTATTCATAAAGGCAATCAATCCGGCCGTTCCTACATTTACTGTGCCACAGCACAACCTCTCATCTGGCGATATCGTCAAAATAACCAATGTTATTGGAGATGGTACGCCTAATCCCAATGGCCTTAACGATCTGACGTATAGGGTGAATTACCTAGATGCCGACACAATCTCTCTAGAGGTATTCTGGACGGATGGCAAATTCTATGCCCTCAATGATCCTACTGTGAATCTATTGAGCGCAGCGAGTATCTACATCGGCGATGGTATAATAGCCAAATTTAATGGATTCACTATAGCGACAAAGCGATTCGCTCCATTCTACGAGCAAGGTTCTCAATGCAGAATTGGGTATATAGATTTTCTACTAGCTAAAACAAGTCTTGGAGAAATCACAAGTTCAGTTTTCATAGACGAAAATACTTCCCTTTCGATGACTGATTCAGTTGTCAATGATTGCTTGACAGGTTCCGATATCGTCAATACGAAACCAGACAACACGACACTCATTCCATTCCAGGCGTCTCAAGACAAAATCTGGCATAGGCAGTTTGTGCAGGCAATCGCGCAGAACTTCCAGATTGAGTTGTCGATGAGCAATGAGCAGCTTGCCACAGAATCTATTGCTCAAGAACCTATGAATCTATATGCCCTGGCCTTCTATCTCTCACCGAACGCAAGGTTAACCCAATGACGTACGCTCCTTCTAATTCTAAGACTGCGTTTGTTTCTACTAGTGAAGTATTCCCCCAGGATGAAAGCCAACTCCTAATCAAACTCACAAACTTACATACTACAGTAGCTACAGCCATCAATGTACGAGAGATCTGTCTATACCAAGACAATAACGAAATCCTCACTGGCCAAGAGTTTTCTGTCCCAGGCAATTCACAGTTGAAACGATACACGTTCAGGAAGGCCTTTTATTTCGGTGCTATAGCGACTGGGGCTACGTTGAACATAGCACATGGTATAACTGATTTGGTTGAATGTACGGCGTTTAAAGGGGCTTGCGTGACCGATGTAGTGGACTATAGGCCAATACCATATGTTTCTACCGTCGCAGTCAACCAGCAGATCTCTATTAGAGTACTTGGAGCCAACATAGAGATCATCAATGGAGCGGGTGCGCCGAACATAACATCGGGTAAGGTTGTGATAGAGTATTTTAGAAACTAATTACCTAATCAAATAATTTCTTACCTGATACCATGAAGAAAAACGTGAGGTAAATTATGGCATGGGCAATCCCACTTGCTATGTCGGCAGGCGGACTATTAAGTGGACTTCTAGGGAAGAAAAGTAGTACTTGGAGCGGGAAAGAGGCTACATACAAAAAAGTTGACACTCTAAATCATAATCAACGAACATTGCTGAGCAAACTACTACGTCATCCTGAGGTCAAGCTTCCAAACGTCCAAAAAGATCAGATGTATCAACAGGGAACGGATTATCTGAGCAAGATTTTGAGCCAAGATCCCGAGATGATGAAACAATTCGAGGCTCCGTATCAAAGGCAATTCCAAGAAGAGACGGTTCCTGGAATAGCGGAACGGTTTTCTGGAGCAGGAGCACAAAATTCAAGCGCATTCGGACAGACCATGGGGGCAGCTGGTGCAGGACTACAAGAACAACTAGCCGCTCTTAGAGCGAATCTAGGAATGAACGCGTCTCAACAGGCCTACAGCTACGCGCAATTACCATTTCAACAACAATATCAGAATCAAGCATTGAATCTATCTAGAATTGGGATGGGTTTAGGCACTCCAGCATTTGGATACCAAAGTGTCGGAGGGACAACTGGTATTGGTCAAGGTCTGAGTAGCGGACTGTTACAAGGCGGAACGTCTGCCATGGGATCTATGGGTATTTTGAGTATGTTAGGAAGCTTATTCGGAGGAAGCTCTGGAGGATCATCAATGAGCCTGGGCGGATTTAATTCAATGGGAGGTTCGTAATGGTACAAGTACTTCCTCAACTACAACAACCGCCAAGCATGGGCGCAACAATGGGTAATGCCATTGGTCAAGGGTTTTTGCAAGGGGCGACCGCTAGTTTAAATCAACGTATCCAAGATCAGCAAGAGCAAAAGAAACTAAAACTTCAAGAAGCCTACAATACAAAAACAAATGAAAGTTTAGCGGAAGCGTTTGGTTATCCGGAACTAGGCAAAAGATTGGGATCAGCACCGCCCGAACTAACATCAAAGCTACTTACAACACTATATGAAAATGGTGTAGAACAGAAATCCATATTAGATCAAATAAAAATGGCAACTGGCGGAAACATATCCGTCAATAACCAACCAAATCCAGTGCCGGACAATCAACCTATACAACAAAACAATCCTCAACAAGGCGGCATTGGTCAGAATATTGGATTTCAAGTACCCAGTCAGACCTCTTCCTTAAATCAACAACAAATATTAGGAAATGCATCTCAACAAACTCCACAGACTATTCCGATACAACAACCGTCTCAAGGGCCATTACCGTCTACTTATCGACAAGACATAGATCAGGCCAATAAAGATCTGTATGAAGCAATAAATAGACCTGGAGCAAATAATAAATCAAGACAAGCAGCTCTTTCAGCTTTTAATACTCGCATGAATCTGATTGAAAAGCAAAACACTAGCAGACTAGCACAAGACAAACAATCGTATAAAGAGAAGCAGGATATAATAACTAGGGCCGAAAAATATACTGATCCAATAAAAAAAGAAATTACTGCAATTAAGTCTAGCATAGAAAAAAGAAAATCAGATTTTGCACTACAAAAAGACGCTATCAAACGCGGCAACTTTGGCCCAGGCAGTCTAGATCATCTTCTTTCCCTTATCGGTCTAGATGCGAGTGTGTCTAAAGAGGCTTCTCAATTTAAGGGAGCTATAAAAGGAAACGTGGTTGATACGCTCAATACGGTCACTGGTCAAAAAAACATGTTTCTTGAACGAATGATGGTCGGAGCTGCTGGAGAACTGGGCGCTACACCGCAAGGCAATTTAATTTTAGCAGATGGAATAGGGAATAAAATAGCTATCGACGAAATGAAAATAAATAATTGGGACAAAATTGAAGATAGATATCTTAATGATCCAGAATATGGATATGTACCAGCTAAGGGTATTCGAGAATGGGAAGATAAAAATCGTCAAGACTCAAGGATATTAGCAAAAGATCTTATGAAAACTATTCAAGAAGATCGCGAATATGGAATGACAACACAAGAATTAATGAAGCTGGATAAAAATGCAGAACCCACACCATTAACAGAGAAACGTGCCGAGGCGATTGTACAAAGATCTGTTTCTTCATTGAAGAAAGCCCGTGGGAGAGAGCCTTCAAAAAATGAAGTATTAAAATACTCTCAGCAGTTAATTAAAGATTATAATTACATAATGCCAGAAGAATAATATGACTAACTTCTTAAGTAAAGTTTACGATAATCTTAAAAACGAACCATCTCAACAAAAAACTATTGAAACAGATGGACAGACGGCAGCTTACGAACCCGAATCTAAAATAACAAGGACAAATCCATTTCTTGAATCTGCGTATGAACAAGTCGAAAAAGGTCCTCAAGAAGAATTAGAAGAATCCACGTCTCCTGAATATTTTAGAAGGCAGGTATCTAGGGTAGGCGCAAGAATAGCAGAGACTCCATTTGATATTCTTGAATCTGGGCGATCTTTATTAAGTAAGGGAATAGAAAAAGGAACAGAACTAATAACCGGGAAAGAATTAGGCGAAGAGGGAAGAGAAAAAATAAGAAGAGGCGTTAAAGCCGCAACCGGATCGTTTATTCCTACCGGAGAAGAGATCAGAGAGAAAGAAAAAAAGTACGCAGGAAGTTATCTTGAGCCCAAAACAGCAAAAGAAAAAGAGTGGGATGAGATTACTCAAGATACCGCTGGAGCGTCGTTACCATTTCCTGGAGCCGCTCCGATCAGAATGCTAGGAACTATTGTCAGAGCATTTACAGGAGCTTACTTTGGACAAAAAGGTAAACAGATTGTCAAAGAGAGAGGTGGTAGCGAGACGGCTCAAGAAGGAACAAAAGCCGGAGCTCAGTTGTTGGCTTCGCTTTTTAATCCACGCTTAGCGGCTAATCATATAAATGACTTGTATCAAGATTTTAATAAATCATTACCACAAAACGCTCGTGGAGACGCAAGAAATCTTGAGAGATATTTAAGCGCCACTAGAACAAGACAATTAAGCGGTACTTTATCAGCTGATGAAAGATTAATATTAGACGAATCTGAAGCATTATTGGGTAAAATACAAAATGGCCAGATGAACTATGAAGACGCAATAAACAGCAGAATTAGTTTAAACAAGAAGTCTCAATCCGTTTTTAAACAGCCCATTGACAAGGCCGGAATAAGGAATGCCAGGAGGGGTTATACTCAAATTAGGAATGAATTAAATAGATTCATTGGCCAAATGGAACATCAATATCCGGATGCCTATAGATATTTGCGACGTGCCGATGAAGCGCATGGTGTATATCAAGGAAGTAGAGCTATATCTAATTTCGTGTCTCAATATTTACCAAAAGACGCTGACACTGGGAAAATAGGAAAACTATTAGGAGCTACTTTATTTGGTGGCGGAGCAGCCCTTGCATCAGTTGCACCAAAAGCGGCATTGGGTATTGGCGTTGTAACGGCGGGAGTGAAAGCTGGAGAACTAACCGCTAGAATTCTTAGAAGCCCAGAATTAAGAAGCTTATATTTTAGAGCGTTACGTCAAGCCACATCTCAAAATGCTCCATCATTCCTGAATACGATGCATAAATTTGAAGAAAAGGTTAAACAAGATCCAGATTTAGTTAAATTTTTAGAGTCAAATCAATCACAATCACAATCTGAATAAGAATTTGTTACTCCAGTAAATATGACAAAACAAACTATGCCGACAAAAATAGATAACATTTTATTTCCTCCTAACTAAACAATCATCATATAGAAACGCTCCTATATACGCAACCCAATACCCCTCATTCAAAAATAATCTTTACACATCCATCCTCCAATGTTACGATTAAAATAAATCATACTAACATGGAGTGTGTATGGTTAGACTTAGACAGCAAGCGGAGACGTTTTACGGGACGCCTTCACCACTTACTAGACAAAATCCTACCCCAATATCAGCCAAGAGGGATCCTGTCACATCAGATACGGGCTACGCAATTGGTCAACAATGGGTCAACACCGTAGCTGGAACCTGGTTCGGCTTAGCTCGTGTAGCCGCTGGAGTAGCAACGTGGGTATCATTTGGTACAACCACAGGCTCATTTGCCACAGTTAACGCAGCAACGTTCAATACGACAACCGCAGCGACAGCAATTAGCCTAGCTTCAGGAAATGTCTTTACAGGAACAGGTACAAACGCGGCAGTTGGGTTTACTTTCACACCTAAAGGCACCGCCGGGCTTACTCTCACCACAGGTACTCTTGCCATTACTAACGGCAATCTTACCCTGGGTACAGCTGGCAATGGTATCTCTATCAAATCTGGTGCCAATGCACGCATAGGCCAGACAACTCTAGTTCTTGGGACAAAAGCAGTCGCCAACACCTCTGTAACAGCAAACACACGCGTATTTCTAAGCCGATCTAGCAAAGGCGCATCTACAGCACTTGGAGTACTAGAAGCCGTCGTAAACGCTGGCGTTGGGTTTACAGTCAATTCATATACACCTGCTACAGCCGCGGTAGAGACAAATGACATCTCTGTAATCGACTGGACATTAATAGAATCAGCTTAAGGAGCTTTTATATGGCATTTGGAACAAGAGTTCGTTTTGATGAATTGCGACAGCTAGCGTTCGGTTCAATTGGCGCAGCATATGCCGCCGTTGGCGCTGCTACATCGGATCATACAAGACTATTTACAATCCATAATTCTACAGACGTTGATCTCTATGTCTCCCTTGATGGAGTTACTACTCATCTACGACTGTTCTCTGGTGAAGCTAGAGTACTTGATCTCACTGCTAACAGAGTCCAAAACGACGGGCTTTTTCTTTCCTCAGGAACTATTTTCTGGGTGAAAGAAGTTGGTGCCGCTCCATCATCTGGCTCTATATGGATTGAGGTAATGTACGCCGATGGAGGTGTGTAATGTCACAAATTACAAAGTTCTTTGACGGCACAGTAGCACCGAATATTGAAACACTCACCGGAGACGCTGGCGGTGCCGTATCTCCAGATGGTGCGTTTAATATCAATTTGTTGACTGGTGATGGCATAACAGCAACGGGAGTCCCTGGCACACACACCATTACGTTTACCCTAGATGGCTATGCCGCTGGTACTGGTCAGACAATAGGTGCCGTGACCGCCGATCTCATAACGATCCCTCTTGGAGCTACTCCAACAGAATACACGATCGAGGCAAAGATTGCCGCGTTTGAGTCAACTACTCCAGCAGGAGCTAGCTATAACCTCATTTGTGGTGCTCGAACTACAGGTGCTGCCGCTTCTATTGTAGGAACTCAGGACAAATACGTAGCCGAGGATGCCGCTTTAGTCGGCTGTGACGCTAATTTTGTCGCGGTTGGCAATACGATCATCGTCAGAGTACTTGGTGTGGCTGCATTGACGATCAACTACAGAGCCTCAACAATTCAAATAAAGGTTTAAATATGCCTGGCTTTGACAATGGAACATGTTTTTTTGAGGCGGGGGTTGACCCGCGTGGAGTTACCCCAATAGTAAATCAGATGGGAACTAATGGCAAGTTGATGATTGGATCGGCGGCATCTCCCTATGTTGTTTGCAATACGCTTACAGCGGGTACAGGTATTGGCATTACAAACGGTGCCGGATCTATCACAATAAACTCAACTGGAAATGGTATGACGACTGTCGATGTCACAGGAACTACGCAAACAATAGCCGTCAATACCAGGTATATTGCAAATCCAGGTGGTAACACCCAGGTGCGGTTTACTCTACCAGCCACTGCAACTATACAAGATTCTTTCAAAATCACTGGGAAATCAGGGTTTTGGGTTATTGACCAAAACGCAAATCAACAGATTGTGTTTGGAACACTCAGTTCCACAGTGGGAGTAACTGGCCATCTTGCCGCCGCAGAACATACAGATTGCGCAACGCTTACATGTACCACGGCCGGAGCGTCGACAGTATGGACTATTGAAGGTTCGCAAGGAAATATTATTATAAATTAAGAGGAAAAAATGACGGCTAATATTTTCGCTAACTCAACAAACGCACTCATATATTGTTTCGCTGCCACCTTATCCACTCCTGTTCTTACTGTAACTGGAACAGGAACAGTATATCCCTATATCTGCGACACTCAATACGACACTCTCGACACTGGAATATATGATACATCGACTGGGCAATTCACAGCTCCAGTAGATGGTATATATCAATTTACGGCACAAGCGTTGTGTCAAAATTGCTCTGTTGGCACAGGAATAAAAATAGGATTAGTCTGTTCCAGCGGAAATTCATATACAAACGTACTCTATCGCCCAGCTGCCTCAACCGATTTATGTCTAAATATAACACAGAGTTTTACCGTCCTTAAGGGACAAACAGTACATCCGACGGTAGCCGTTATGGGAGAAGCTACCGACAGATGCAGCGTTAACGGTAGTGGAGCGCCATATTTTACCACATTTTGTGGGCAGTTCGTTGGGCTAATCGCATAATGAGGAAACATGACAACAAATAATTCGAGGAAACATGACAACAAATAATTCATGGAATAGTCAAAGCCCAGCACAAGTTGCAATGGGGGGCACGGGTGTCGCAACACAAGCGGCCTATTCTCTAGTTGCTGGTGGGACAACTGCGACTGGAGCATTCCAGGCTATTAGTCCTCCAGCGTCTATATCATCGGTGATGATGTCTACTGGAGCGTCCTCGCTTCCCGCATTCACTACAACAGGCACACCTCTAGTCAATTCGTTGACATTTAATGGGGCTCATCAGGTCACCTGTTCGACATTCGATTCCAATACATTCACTCCAGGAGTGACATTTGGGGGCGGTAATACAGGCATTACCTATACAACGCAGACGGGGAAATATTACCGTTTAGGACCATTGGTTTTTTATTCCGTTTACGTTCTGTTGTCTAGTAAAGGCTCTTCTACAGGATATCTCTCTATTACCGGACTACCGTTTACCTCAGCTAGTGATACCGTTACGATGGCCACATGTCCAGGAGAGTTCTGGGGAGCTTCATTCCCATCTGGAGCCAATTATAGTTACATCATAGGGCAGATTCCTCCAGGTGGAACTGTAATAAACGTGTATGACAATGGCCCAGCGTATTTCTCTAATGTTACAGACGCCAATTGCGTCAACACATCTGTATTTTCATTTTCCGGCTTTTATTGGACTGCATAAATGAGCACACAATTTACATCAAATAACCCAACTGCCTATTTCGGTATCTCTGCAACCATGCCAGGGCAAACCTGGTATAGGTTCAGAGATCCGAACTCTAGCGATTACAAGGGCTACACAATAGGCGATCGTTGGATAAATAAAACAGCTGGCACTATGTGGGGACTGACGGCCAATGCCGCTCAAGTCTCTACCTGGGTCCCGCTCGGCGGTTTAACGACTGCCGTACAATCGCTTACTCCAGATGTTGGGGCTGTAGTAACCCCAGTAGGTGGTACAATAGCCATAACGGGAGACTCGGCCCAAGGCGTATCAACGCTCAATTCTGGTGCAGCCTCGCTACAGGTAACGGTGCAAAGTGCCACAACGGCTCTTAAAGGCGTCGTAAATCTCGCTAGCAACGCCGAAGCCATAGCAGGCACAGATACAGCCAAGGCAGTCACATCAGACGATCTGGCGGTCAAATTGGGGCCTCAGACGGCACATGGCGTTTTGATAGGTGAAGGAACCTCTGTGGCCGTAGCCTCTACAGTCGCAGGCGCCGCCGGACAATACCTAATCTCCAATGGTGCTGCTGCCGATCCTGGTTGGTTCAGCGTTCCGTCGTTCAGCGCATATAAAAGTGCTCCTACGCTAAACGTTACTGGCAACTCAACAAACTATCCCTATATCTGCGACACAACAGAGTTTAATTCTGGTGCGTACAATACAACCACTGGGCAATTCACAGCTCCAGTAGATGGGAAGTACCTTTTCTCAGTCTCTGTCTATATGACGAATTGTACGATAGCGGTACAGATAACCCTCAATGTTGTCACTACAGCGAACACGTACAATATGGCAGATCAGTTTAGAGTAGCATCTAACCAAAACTTTGCCACCAATGCCACAATGATCGCACATATGGCCGCTGGAGATACGGCATATCCTACAGTGACGGTGGTTGGAGAAGCTGGAGACACAGATACGATATTTGGTGCAGCGAATAATTTTGCTACGTCATTCCAGGGGAGTTACATAGGTCAATGAAGACTAAGGATGTTAAAGGCGTTGTCTCAAGGCAGAAAAGATATTCTACACTAGCCAAGAAAGAGGGCCAATATGCTCTCAAGCAGGAGAAGAAAGAGAAGACGAAGCATGAACCTGAGATGGCGAAGGATTCTGCTAGAGAAGCGGAGATTGCGTTTAAATTCGCGGCCTATAGGAAAGGCATAGCGCAGAAAGAGGCCAAGAAGCTCAGGAAACGCTAGACGTAGAATACTTTACATTGCTTTGTGGACTCGTGGATAGAGATATCTTCTTTTGTCGATATTTTCTTTATCTCCTTCAACTCATCCAATATCCCCATAATCTCCTTAGTGTTCTCAGTAATCCGTGAGAACGTGCCCTTTCGAAGGTTTAATATAGCGTTCTCTATTTTGCTGAATCGTAATTCTATCCGTTCTTCCTGGGTCAATGGGAATAACTCTTGCTCTTGTTCACATGTATTCATAACCACTCCAATAAAGACTGTGAACGAAGAGGGTACTAGATCGCTGTTTAAGAATGCAAGAATTTGTTATGTGAAGAGTGTAACAAGGAGAATTTATGAGATCATTAGTTCTGAGTTTTATATTGCTCGCGTCATCGGGATGTACAATTTCTATTATACAAACAGATACCCACGGTACCGCGACAGATGTCGTCGATAGCACGCCATCAACAACGGCAGAGACAGAGGCAGATATACAAGTGCCCGTAAAGCCTATTTAATAAACAGAGGGTAGGTGCGTCTTAGTACTACCCTCTGAAAAGAATCTCCCACGTAGGCTATTCTTTCTCAATTGTGAAAAAAATTCCTGTGTCGTCTCGACGTATGCTATCTACGGCAATCCATTCGTCATGGTATTGGACGAGTATTTCATTTTTGACGATGACAATTTGATTGTCAGAGCCTAGATATCCCGTATGAGGGTTATCGCTAGAGGCAAAAATACATATTGTCCAACTAAATAAAAACAGTAGAGCAGTTCCAAGAATTTTCTTCATCTAATCCTCTAGAATGGTACATCATCAGCAGTTGCAGGTTTAACATTTGACGGACTTTTTGACAACTTTTCTAATGCTGTAGCAATTCTTTCAACGCCAATAGCTATTCTCTGGCATACGCTAAACAACATTTCCATCTTTTCATCGATACCCTTGATATTCCATGCCGCATATTTTGCGCTGATCTCAATAGGTGGAGGTGGCGCGTTACTTTTTCCTTGAGGTTGCATTATTTCTTTCCTTTCTTTTTAATTTTAGCTCCAGCCTTACGAGCTGTATTTAAAGCGGCGGCGACTGCCTGGGCCTTCGGGTGTCCCGCGGCTTCCATCTCAGAAATATTTTTTCCGATCGAGCTTTTGCTACCAGATTTGATCAATGGCATCTGAAATCTCCTTTACATGTTTATCAGTTTTATACTCTAGACGTACTCCTAGACTGTATTCCCTACCACGTATATGAGCCTTACTTGTCACTAGGTGGTAGCTGGAAATTAGCCTCGATTCGTTTTCCGTCAGAACAATCTCTAGGAATTGTTCTCCCTCCACAGTCTCTTGGATCAATTTCATACAATTTCGTTAGTTCTTCCTGTAGTTTTGGATTAAATGTCAGCCTAACGATACGTATTACTGTCCTTGGGAATTCACTAAATAATTTAATACCCCTATTGTCAACAATTTTACAATCATCGTCATATACAACGCCCGTCATACAATCGCAAATGAATTTTTCAAGATTGTCTTTATCAGGCTTGACAATATGATGCACCTCTCCACTCAGCATCGCGCTACGCATTTTTTTACTTGCGGACTTGGGCACTGGAAAGAAATAGAGAATATAGGCCTGTAATGGCCCTGTGAGCAGCTCTTCTTTATAATCAGATCTTAGCTGCCAACGCACCTCTTCCTTTTCTTTCTTCTGCGGATCGTACATACACCGCGTGCGGTAATTTGGTGACGCACGCTTCTGCGCAATCGGCTCACCCGCCACTTCTAAAATTATCATTAGGCTCTCTATGATTACTTTTTTCCCTCATAGATCGCATAATGTTTTATAACAACACGAAAATACTTCTCTTTTGTGTATACGTAAATACGAGCACACGTATATAGTTAGCGTTCGGCAAAGGGGGAAACATGAAAGCCAGGATTGAAATACAGCCAGTTCAAAAAACACACGGTCAGTTTTTGTATCGGCCAGCGTGTCCGGTAACAAAAGCTCTGGCACAGTCTACTGTCAGAAAAAAGAATGTGCAGCTTAGACAAATACAGGCGTTATTAAACGAAGGAGTGATAGTTGAATATATAGGGGCTACATGTCCGCCGTTAGATAAGATAGGAGCTAAACATATAGAAGCTCCAAAAGAACAAAAATAAAAAACCCTGTACTGGCGCGAACCAATACAGGGAAACAAACTTCAAAATGCAAATCACAAAAAAAGGAAGTCATCATGAATATGACTAGCTCTCCAATCGAGAATATACTGGCATTCTCATTTTCTGACATTAAAAAACTGCAAGAATTTTATGCGTTCCCAGTGACGGCTCTACGAGATGCTGAACGTGAAATAGATGATCAGCGCGAGTACATCCATCATCTGGAAGCTGTCATTGCCAAGACAGAGGACGAAAGGGATCATTACAAAATGATTCTTCAAGGTTGTCTTTAACGATATAAAAAACTAATTTGCAGGTAAGTTATGAAAAATGAGGGTAAACATATGTCCAGTCTAGTACAGGCACAAAATCAAGATATAGATTCGAAGAAAGAACTGATCAAACGAACAATGTGTAAGGGGGCGACCGACGACGAGCTGGAGCTATTTTTACACGTGTGTAAAAAAACGGGTCTAGATCCATTGGTGAGACAGATATATGCTGTAACAAGATATACAAAAGACGGCAATCAAATGACGATACAGACTGGTATCGATGGATATCGTCTCATCGCAGATAGATCGGGCAGATATGCCCCTGGTCGTGAACCGGAGTGGAAATACGATGAGAAGGGTCGTTTGATATCGGCTACCGCTACAGTACGTAAAATGACTGAAGACGGCACATGGCACGAGGTAGCAGCTACAGCGTTTTACTCTGAGTATGTCCAGACATACAAAGACGGCAATCCCACGTCATTTTGGTGCAAGATGGGACACACAATGCTAGCAAAATGTGCAGAGGCTCTTGCTTTAAGAAAGGCCTTTCCAGCGGAGCTCTCTGGTGTATATACCGCGGAAGAGATGTCTCAAGCGGATCAACTGGAAGAGGCTGAGGTAGTAAAAGAACCTCCGAAAGTTTTTACCAAAACCATTGAGCAATGTACCAAGGCGGGATTGAGATTCTGGGAATTGCTACGCAAAAACGACGAATCACTGAGTCCAATAATGCCAGCCGAATTGCCGTGGTATATCTTGACCTGTCAGCAAGAAATGCCAGGAAATGACATATATGATCGATTACCGCAATTGGCACAAGACCCCCAACGATTTATGGGGTCTCTCAAAATGTGGTATGTCAATCGCGGTAAATTGCTGATCGAGAACTCTAGATACGAGGATAAGGCCAAGACGGCTTAAACAATTGTTCTGCTCGCGACAGCGTAAACTCTAATCTCTGTCGCAGAGCTTTTTAGAAACTCTCGTATCCATCGTAAATCGCCCATGCCATTGATAACATCGTTATCGTGGCATATGTGTAGACGGTTATTGATGTTAAGGAGTGTGCGATACACGCCGACAAGAAAATCGTCAGTGTCTTCCTTGAGGTGATCAAATACGTTGAACCCAAATAGATCTAGCCGACGATTGACGGTAGCGTCATTGATGATTGCTAGACGTAGATGAGATTCTTCGAGAGACATACGCTCATGAATTGGCTTAAAATCATCAACAGAATAGCTACGCGTTAGAGGATAGGTGATGTGTGTCGACATATTTTCCTTGAGATAATTGTGTCAGAGGATGGAGAGTATGGGCTCTGTGAACAAGAATGACAATCTAGAAAGATTGTTTGAAATGGACTTAAGAGTTCCGAAAGTCTAAGATAAAGGAAAGCGCGATCTTGTAACAGATCGCGCTTAATGTACATAGACCCCGACAAAAGAATCATATGCGGTATCAAGATAACCTACAGCCTCAATTTAACTCAAGCGAAGATTCTCGCACAACTAGTTTTCTATATGATTCTTTAATCTGTAACGATCCTGTTGCTTGTGATGATCTACAAAATGAACTTGAGTTGCTAAGAAATGATCTTCCTCAACAATCCAACGAAATTGCTCACCTAATTAGGTATCTAAACCTAGTAAAAACATTCAAAAACGCCACGCCATCACAGAAAAGCTGTCTCGGATTACACCTATGCGGTAGCCGTAAAGCAGAAAAGAAGCAATTTACCTTCTACCACTCTGTGAAGGCATATTTATCTAATTATTCAGAAAAAACAATGCAGCGTGGCAATCTATTTTGGGAAAAAAATCACTGTTTACGCAAAGCAGATCGCAAAAGAAGAGCTTGGGATAAGACAGAGAATCTATACCACAAAGACAGAATGCTCGAACCATTACGTATTGTCGGAGATCGACTCTTCATCAATTATGTCGATGATTCTGGGAAAAAACATTTCTTACCATTGTTCGATTTCATCAAAACGCGAGTTCAAGAGCTCAAAAAACTAAACGAAAAGCGCAAATCTTTCATTGAAAAAAACTTGGTCTCACAGAGACAATGTCCCCCTAATTATATTGTTCTAAGAAGTATATGTATATCTACTGGTAGACCAGCGCATACGCGCCAAAAATTAGCAAATTCTATTTACATTGAAAAGAAACTTTCAGCTGGAATTCATATACCTGGAAGACCTAAACTGTTTCCAATATCAGAGACGGACAGACAAAAGTTCGCCTGGTATGATGAGCATGTAACGATGGATGCAATAGCAGTCCTAGAGAATATGAACCCAAAAACATTCTCTAAGATACATTCTCCGGTCGCTTACATGCTCATTGTGTGTAAAAACGCTACAACAGGAAACATATCATGGAAAAAACCTTTTCCCAAGAAGAAATGCCTCACGACCTAAACGCAGAACTGGCGATATTAGGAACGATGTTATCAAACGAGACGGCGGCAGAAGAAGGGCTTGCTACATTATCCCCAAAAGACTTCTTCGACGCAAAACACAGAGAAATATTTCTCGCCATGAAATCCTGTGCACAGAAAGACAGGGCAGTACAAATATTAACCGTATTTGAAGAATTAACAAATGTCGGTCTGAGAAATATGTTCCCGACACCAGAAAGACTCGTCGAGTGTATACAGGCATATTATCCTGGACTTGATATTGAATCGCACATAGCAATAATCAAGGACAAGAGGGCTCACAGAGAGTTGATTATAGCATCTCATCTAATATTTAATACCGCTTCTAGACCAATAGAGGACGTCTCTGCCACTCTAGAATTGTGCCGAAAGAAATTGTTCGATATAAATAATCCGTCTTCTGATAAAGAGGCTATGTCATTGAAAGAAGCGGCTAAAGAATGTATGCGAAAAATGATGGAGCGGGTCGCGTACTATAGAGAGACAGGTAAGATAAAACCGGTGGGTGTTGAAAGTGGATTTCCAGCCCTCGATAAAATTATAGGAGGTCTCCGCCCAGGCAATCTTATTGTAGTGGCTGCTCGGCCTGGAGTTGGTAAAACAGCGTTTGCTCTCAACATCGCACATGAAATAGGAGTCAATAGGAAAGAGGGAGTGGCGTTTTTTTCTCTAGAGATGCCAAAAGAAGAGCTCGCTATCAGGTTAATTACTATTGACTCTCAAATATATTCTGAAAAACTTTCGAAGGGGTCCTTATCTGAAGATGATCTTTCGTCAGTTTCCGAAACAGTAGAAAGATTTGACTGGTCTCAAATTATAATTGACGACAAATCAGGGATTAAAATTAATGAAATAAAAAACAGGGCTAGAAGATTAAAAGAGTCTCATAATATAAAGGTTGTTATTATAGATTATTTACAGCTCATTAGCGGATCTGGAACAGGAAGAAATTATGAAAATAGACAAACGGAAGTCGCCGATATATCACGCAGCCTAAAGAGTATGGCTAAAGAGCTCGATCTTCCAATTATATGTCTAGCACAACTATCTAGAAAGACAGAGGAAAGAGATAGTAAAAAGCCTATTTTATCAGATTTGAGAGAAAGTGGAGCGATCGAACAAGATAGCGATTCTGTGATATTTCTCACGCGCCCTGATATGACCGATCCATACCAGAAACCAGGCATTGTTGAAATATATGTTTCAAAGAATAGGCACGGCCCGATTGATAAATTTGATTTACAATTTAACGGAGCAACGTCTAGGTTCAATAACATAGTGTATAATATCGAGCCAGCATATCAAGAAACAGATAGGGAATAGCGCAAGAGACCCTTAATCCGCCCTAGGTTGAACGATCGTAGACTAAACATGCAAATAGCCGTCTAGCATAGAAGATCGAATCTGGGGCAGATTGGGGGCTAAATTAGGCCTTTCTCTTTTCCGTCATGTCTAGCTCTTTCAATCATTTCTTCATCAGTTGGCATTATTAGTCCCTCTCTTTATCAGATTTTTCAATTCTTGCTATCCTGATTGAGCATTTCAATATTTCAGAATAAATAGTCACAAAATCATCATCAGAATCAGGGGGCAGTTTGGCCTGTCCCTCGACTATTCGCGATACGTGAAAAAAAGATATTCTGTTTATACAGTCAATCGCTTCTTCTATTTCTAATTGTTCGATTTTTTTTGAAAATTCTAATTCAGTAGTTATAGCCACCGTTTTATACTCATTGATTTCTTCAATTAGTGTTTCGTACGTCATTCTTCCTCGTCGTATAGCCGCGGCTCTCATTGAGCCAATAGCGTCGTATTGCTCTTTATTGATAGCCTCAATTTCTTTTTTAGTGGCTGATTTAGGAACTTCCATCTCTAACCCCTCTGTGTTTATTCTGGTATTCTATAGCTTGCATGCCAGTTGTATATTTCCAAAAACAATTTTCTGTATTCTGCTGATCTAGTTTTTTGTGTTAATGCGTCTATCTTAAGTTCAAGATTGTTTAAAAATTTATCAAACGATATATTGTCCTCGTATTTGATTAAAAAAGAAAGAAATCCAGAGAAGAAACATTTTGTGTATATAAACTTTCTTTTTAGTCTAGTAACAGAAGCCCTGTTTACAAGATCTTTTACTTGTTGCAACATATTTAAATATTTACGTAATTCGATTTCTGTTTTTTGTGGTAGTACAAAATCTCCAGATTTAAATATATGGAGTTCATTATCTACAAAAGAATCTCTTGAATAGCTTCCACTGTGAACATCCACCATTTTGATTGCGTGTAAAACATAACTAACGCTGATATCATAATCCTTTACCAAGTCCTCAAGTTTTTTATATTGAGGGTACCCTTGTTTTGCGAACATTGTAACATAATCCCCGCTACTCCAATTCATGGCCGCCTCATTGAGTATCGCGACATCTTTATAGTCACCTCTTGCCATCACAACATAGTATATAGGGACGTTTAGCAACTTGGCTGCCTCTAACCTGTGTTGCCCGTCGATGACCTCAAATTCAGCATTTACAATGATGGGTCTAGCACTCAACATATTTCTATTGTCGATTGCATCAGCAAGTTTTGATACATGCCCGCGACTGATTTCCCTATTTCCTGTAACTGTTTTGAAAATAGAGTAATCTGTTGTTGATAAGATTGTCATTTTAATTTCCTTTTGTTTGTGTTAGTTACAGGTCTTCAAATTCTATGTTTGTATATCTCCACCCCTTTGTTCTAAAAACAGCCCATTCCTCCTCTGTGGTTTCGGCTTCCGATATTCTTATTGCCTCTTTTGCAGCCCTGATTGCCTCTTTTTTGGACAATTTTTCGTCCCCCTCGAAACAATCCGTACCTATGGAAACTATAATAGCTCTTTGTTGTTTAGCTATTTTATTGGCCTCCTTTAGTGTGTCGGCGTATTGTGGACAATCATCGCCAAAATACTCATCTGAATTGTAGATTCTGTATTTTTTCATTTTGTCTCCTCCATCTCACGCATATATTGAAAGCTCATGTTCTGCTCTAAATTGATTTTTTAGTTAAAAAATCAATTACTTGTTTTATGCTTGTACAATCAAACTTTTTTGTAGGAGTGTAAACGTTTATCCAGGTAATGTCGTCGTGTTTGTTTTCAGCCCACGCAATTAATGCTTTGTTTGACTGAAACCTGTGCCACAACGTGGATTCTTCAATGTCTTTTACCTCATTACTTTCTGTTATAACTGTCTTTTTTGACTTGATCTCGATCGGTATGTCTTTGGGCCCAAGATTGACAAGAGCTTTAATGATTGATTTGCCTTTCATTTTGATAGCCTTTTTGTTTGTTTTGTTTAAATTAGTTGTTTATAAATTCTTCGTTAAACTTTTCTTTATGCGCTTTGCAATAGGCATCTAAAAAACTTGCTCAGAACATGGACAAAGCTTGTTATGTAAGCCGTCTCTAATATCGTCATCCATAGCGGCTACGCATGACTCGTAATACATTGCCGCCTCACCTAGTGGCTCTCCCTTAATCAACATGTCGCTGTATGTCTTGCTGGCTGATTGTGTGTCAAAGCTCATCTTGTTATCCCTTGCTCATTGAGCGTTATTGATCATGCGACCATATTACACGTATATACGTATATACGCAAGTGATTTGTGTAGAAAAAGAAAATAAAAGAATACCTTAGTGCATCAAATCCAAAAATAGGACAGAATTAAAGAAAAGAGGTGATAATATGGTTAGAAACTACGTGAGCAGGAAGAAAACGCCGACCTACGATGTTAACGAAGTCCTGCTCAAAAAGCTGTGTACTATACAATGTACATACAGCGAGCTATCAGCGTGTCTTGGGGTAAGTGTTGACACTCTCGAGCGTAGATATGCGGAAAAGATAAAAGCGTGGAAAGAGGCTGGCAAGTCATCCTTGAGGCATGCTCAATGGCAAAAAGCCATGGAGGGGCATCCTGGAGACACTATTATGCAAAAACACTTAGGCAAATACTATCTTGATCAAATAGATGGTCCTACAACTACGTCACAACAAACATTGTTTGATAAGTTTGATAGCGAAATGTCTAAAACAGCCTCCACAGATACAACAGAGTGATATTACATGCCCCACAATATGCTGTGAGCGTGGTAGTAAAATATTGTCTTGTCCACGATAAGCGCGGTTAACGTAGTCTAGACTTGTGTAGGTAATGCGTTGCGATAATATGCCAATATCTGGTACAGAGAGCTAACGCTAATGAGCGTATTTGTCAATTACCAAACATTATTTTATCAGAGGGCGATTATGTTTGTCCCAGATGTCGAATCACAGGATAGGATTATTGCGCTGATGCTTGCGGCACCTATTGATGATCTATCCGATGCAGAGTTGCTTGTTGAAATAAAAAATATGTCTAGCGGTGCGAGATACCTCGAAAGCGAAATCTTTTCTGAGGCGTTAAGGAGAATATTTGAAGAGCGTGTAAAAATCAAACCTAGTGAGATATCATGTTAAGATTTCTATTCGGCGCGTCCGTATCAATATTTCTTTTGGATCTTGGAATGACCGTCGCCGGTAACCCAAACCATATCGTCTCATCAACCGCCGTAGTCTCATGTGGACTATTACTAGCTCTTGGCGTCTATCAATTAGTAAAAAAAACAGTTGATGATCGCACCGAAGAACTTGAGCGTAGACTACATACAGTAGAGTCTAGGATTGATAGGTACAGCACTAGATGGTATGCCGATTTGAAAGAAAAAGTGGATGAAATGAATAGCAAAGAGAACACTTAACATCGATCGGACACTGAATCGAACAGGGCTTACGTAATAGTCTCCCTACACCAGGACGACCCAAATCCCCAGCCCTAGCGTTATCAACAGAAGTAGCATAGCCTCTGGTATTATTACCATATCAAGATCTTTATTTAACATAATCCCCCGATAGTAAAAATAGTCCTTGACGTCATCATTGCTCACCCAATATATACCGTCAATAGTGAGGTATACTAATGATTTTACTTGTCTGTTTGCTGTCTCTGTACTCAATAGTCGCTAGTTGCTGCATCTATACTCTCGATAGATCAATCCGTCAATTACGGCTAGATATAGAGCGTACAGAGACTAGATATGCTAAGCACCTATTGCAATATCACCATGACTCTCTTTTTTGTTCGCCTTGTCTACCTATAGCCGATAGGATCCAACCAACCGCCTCAAAAGCAAAGATAAGCAGCGGTAATGTCTAGATGATCAATGAATTTTCCGACAAGCAAAGACTTTCTTATAATCAATCCAACGCTCGCATAAACATCTGGGAAGGCGCTGTCCGCTCTGGTAAAACCTACATCTCTCTCATCCGCTGGCTAAAAGAATTGCGTTATGGTCCGGCTGGAGAGTACTGTATGATCTCTCGTACCTACGACTCCCTCAAGCGTAATTTACTGCCTATGCTATCTCACATGATAGGTGCGGATAGCAAGTTCTACATCGGCAAGCGCGAGTTGACAATCTGGGGCAAAACAATCCATTGTGTGAGTGCAGATGATGAGTCAAGTGAAAAAAAGATTAGAGGTTCGACATTTGCCGGCTGTTATATCGATGAAGCCACCATCATCCCTGAGTCAGTTTTTAAAATTGCAATTAGTAGGTGCGCGATGGGCGATGCGAAAATATTCGCAACTACCAATCCAGATTCTCCGTTCCATTGGCTCAAGCGCGACTATCTTACCAGCAATCCTGACGTGCTATCGTGGCAATTTACCCTCAATGACAACCCCGCCCTCACTCAGGACGAGAAGGATTATCTATGTCGGCAATACAAAGGTATCTGGTTCAAGCGTTTTATAGAAGGTCTGTGGGTACAGGCCGAAGGTTCAATTTATGATATGTTCGATGCTGCTATACATACTATTAGCGTTGCCCCTGGTTTACCTGAGTATTCAATTGTTGGAGTGGATTACGGCACTACTAATCCTTGTTCTTTTGTTTCTCTTAGCGTTAATCTTTCTAAGTATCCTAACATGTGGGTGGATAATGTATACTATTGGGACTCGCGTATTCAGCAGCGCCAAAAAACTGATTCAGAGTATTGCGCGGATCTAAAGAAATTTATTGAAGGAAAGAACGTTCGTGCGATCTATATAGATCCATCAGCGGCTAGTTTTAAACTAGAGTGTCAACGCGCTGGTATACAAGGCATTGTGGACGCCGAGAATGAAGTCCTAGATGGTATACGTATGGTCGGCAAGTACTTAGATAATGGTACGTTAAAGATCATGTCTCACTGCACAGATCTCATCAAAGAGATACAATCCTATGTGTGGGATCCCAAGTCCCAGCGCACAGGTGAGGATAGTCCACTCAAGCAGCACGACCATTCGATCGACGCGTTACGTTATATAATTTTTTCACATTTCTACAACAAGCCCGCCCAGCGTCTCACAGCCAAAGATCTCGAGGCTATTCAAGCAGAGGTCTACGGTGGTGGTAACAATCTCCCTAGAGTATTCCAAGATCCAGGCAATATCGAGCAATACGGCCAGTTTTTTTGATTGAAAGTTGCCGTCTCGTGTGAGAAGATGCTTTGTTTTTGAGAGGTGTATATGGAAGATCTCGAAGAGACAGCAAAGTTACTCTGGGGACAACGTCACCCCAATGTCAGCTATCAAGAGCAATTGCGTAGGCTGATAACAGAGCTAGATATCGACTACCCAGGCGAGAGAGTACGTAACGAGGAACGCGAGCACGCCGTACGCGATGGCCATGAGCAGCATGACTACTAGCCATCTAAAATCATCATGGCTCATTCTGCACCTCTATCATTGTATCTATAATGGCTTCGGCAATATCGAATCTCATTGATGGCTCTATAGTGAGCATATAACTCACTAGAGACGAGAGCAGTGAATTTATCGTTATTGTTATGCTGTCCGGCGTTTTCTCTGGAAACCGAAGTTTGAACGCCTTTATGATAGCCTCTGTGAATGAGATCGTAAGATTCTCTAGACGTGCCTTATCCTCGTCCATTATTGCTATCCTCTATCTGGACGACGTCGTGACTAGACTGTGTTCTAGCGATCTCTATGATGTGTCGGACAATAAAACCAAAACACATTGATGATATGGCGATAATTAGAATCATCCTTTCGTACTTTCGGATGATTCCATTGACGATCTCATCTATTTCCATCATCTCACCTGTAGACTGCCAAGATGGTCCGATCGTAGATCCAAACTGAATTTTGGCTGTGACGGCTCTTTATACATCATCGCACGTATACCAAATCCAAGAGCTACCATCGATAGCATAATGAGGGTCAAGACGTACATATCAAGACAGATTTTGTTTTTCATTTGTCTCCTTTGGAGTCTCTGGTAAATAGGACCAGTGCGTTACCCCTTCAACTGTTACAGCATACGTTTCGTTTGGAACCATAATTGACCATTCCCCGTCATTATGGCCGCCTACATTTATTCCTATCGTCCGATCGGTACTGAAGATCAACACAACATCATCTTCATCTGGTAAATCATCATATACAGAAATCCACTTCACCTTTTTCATTTATCACCTTCTGGTGGTTTAGGGAGGTGTGTCCAATATTTTACGGAAAAGAAGTCCTCGTAGATATCTTCACCACTCCATCGTTTACCATAGTACCCAAGATAAAGATGAGCAATTTTGTATGCTTTTTGCCAAATCATCACCTCTTCACCTAGTGGTGGGAGCTGATCTTCAATATTTATCCATTCCATTGTCTAATCTCTCATTCAGTTGGTACGGGTGGCAATGGCATCCAATGCGTGACATGTAACGCTCTGTTTGAATATATCGTTGGATTGCTTTCTACAAAAATATCGTCATGTTTGTAGTATATTGCAAAAAAAATGTATGCAGGTCTCTTGTAATTCGTTACAACAACAAATTCAAAATCATGTTCTGGTTTTGAATTAGAACAGCTGATCCATTCCATATTTCACCTCATTTTTCCCCGATATATCTAACGCACACATAAATTAAAAGAAATATTAAGTCTTGACTATTTGACATGCACTCATTAAGTGAGAGATTGAAAAAAAGGAAGTCATCATGAAGATATTTTCAAGACTCAAGAGCTTTTTCGGATGTGACAAGTGTTCGTGCGAACGTCGGATGTATACACAGTCCGAGGTAAACAATCTTTGTACATACTGGAAGGACCAGATTGTCAAAGCAAAGGAGCAGGTTAGAAAAGAACGTTCTAGTCAGTTCGTTTTACCACCTAAAGACAAGGATTTTTATTCCACTTTTAAAGCTCAAGTCCAAGAGCTACCAATATTTAATTCTAAAAAGCCTGTAGTCTTTAGAAAGAAGCGTAAACCATGCAATCATACCATAACTAGAGTAGACAATCCATCGCGAAGACGGGCCAGAATGGCTAGGCGAAGGGTCGCCGATAGATTCGTGAAGGAATGCTGTGTCTATAATGAGAGACTGTATATACCTAGAATCATTTTGTACGAAATCTATTTATGGTGGTGTGAGAAACGGGGGTATCCACTAACTAACAGAGCCATTTTACGCCACAGCATGAATAAAAAATTGTCCTACATCACAAGAAGAAGTATATCAGATACGTCGGTTTTCGGAACTTTATTGAAGGGTAAGGCAAACGTTTCTAATTATGATAAAAAGAGATTAGTATTCAATGTCTATGGTGGTGTGGACGTTAATCCCGATATTATGAAGCAATATTTACAATACAAAGGAATTCTGGCATAGTCATAGACATCAATTCCTAGCCTGTGTTAACATATTAGCGCAGGTTAGGAGTTTTTATGGAAAATCTAGATATTTGGAATTCGTCACTCTATCCAAACCAAGATCTCACTTTGGTGAAACAAGCGTTGGCATATGAGCAGGCGAGCAAGTCTGAGAATACAATTCGTACTTACAAATCTCTATGGAAAGGCTTCGTGGCGTGGTGTGCTACCGAGGGAATCGTTTCGCTGCCATGTTCATCAGAGGCTATTTGTTTGTACCTCTCTCATCTAGCACCAAATGTCTCGCGCTCGATGATCAGTTCGGTGATTGCGTCAATCGAATATATGCACAAAACGGCTGGCGTTGAGATAGTAGGCAATCCAGATAGATACAGAAACGTCAGGAAGGGCATTAGAAGGCTCCACGCTGACAAATCTATCCAACACAAGGCAAAGGCATTGACTATACTAGATATCGCACTATTGGGCAAATTAGAGGCCTCTACGTTGATCGACATACGCGATAGAGCGATAATCTTGTTGTCATTCTTTGGTGCACTTAGACGCTCTGAGGTAGTCGCTCTAGACATTGAATGTGTAACGATTACACATCAGGGAGCCGATATTGTACTACTTAAATCAAAAACCTCGCTAGACCCAGTTCACATTGCAATCAGTCGTGCTCATAATCCGGAGGTTTGTCCTATAAAGGCATTAGAGACGTGGATTGAGGCAGCACAAATCACCAGCGGACCTGTATTTCTCTCGATGAATCGTCATGGACGCGTGAACAACAAACGCCTAGGTCCATATCAGGTACGTGAGATCATTATAAAACGATTTGGCGGTGAATATTCTGGTCATAGTTGTAGGAGGGGACTGGTGACAGAGGAAGCCAGGCGTGGAATTTCTCCATATCAAATAGCGAAGCATTCAAGACATAAAGACTTTAATGTTTTAATCGGATATGTAGAGCAAGAACAAGCGTTCGAGACATCAAGTACTAAAATTTTAGGTGTATGATGGGATATCCAAAAATAAACAGCCTATGGAAACGCGAAGGGTGGTATTTCGATCAGGACAAGAAGCAGTCTCCTGATTATCAGAAAGGCCGTCAGAGCTTCATCGTAGGCGATTATTCGTGTCCAGAGTTCTCGAATATTAAAACATGGAACGTCACTGAAAAGATTGATGGGACAAATATAAGAATATATTATTACTGGATGCCGCCTTGTAATATGGAAATAGATAGATATCCTCCAAGATATTATTCTAGCGTTTCGTTTCATGGCAGAACTGATAAAGCAGTTATACCTAAGTTTTTAGCGGAATATCTAACCAAAAAGATTACCATAGAGACACTTGAAAGTGCATTTGAGCCCGATATACTAGCTTGCACTACATTCATTCTATACGGTGAAGGGTACGGCCCAAAAATTCAGGCTGTCGGTAGTAAATATAGAGACGATGTTGGATTTATTCTGTTTGATGTTCGCGTGGGAGATTTCTGGCTCAAACGAGATGCCGTTAAGGATATCGCAGTAAAACTCGATATTCCGGTCGTCCCAGATCTAGGCATTATGAATGAATGTGAGATAGTAGAATACGTAAAATCTAAACCTATGAGTCTATGTTCTAAGACCCCTCAAGTGATGGAAGGTATTGTCGCCAGATCAAGTCCTGAACTATATTGTAGAGATGGTTCCCAAGTAATGTTTAAATTAAAATGTAAGGAGTTTGTCTAATGGAACGTGTCATAAGCGATGCAGATGCTAGGTTATATGATAAATTCGTCAAGAAAATCCAAGAGCTTCATGGAGAGATGTTCACGGATTCTGGTGTAGACCAAAAAATCATGTCTCTGTACATCGGCGCAATGAACATGATTGGGAATATCTATAAACAGCACTCAGCAAAGGATAAAAAAATCATGTTAAGGAGCTTTGTGTCAGACGTAAGGAACAACTTCAGGAGTAAAAATGGTTAAAGAGGGCAGACTTAGAAGAAACTACGAACTCCCTGAAGAGGCAAATTTTCTTTGCTCTATGGCAGAGGTAATAGTAAGGGGAAATATTATCGTCGGAAAAAACAATCACAGAAAACTAAAAAGACAATTACACGAGTGTATAGACCTTCTTCTAGAACACAGGGGCGGTCAGTACACTGGGGTATGTAGAGCCACAGGGATTGAATTTGTCCTCGATTTTCCCGCAATGACGGATTGGATTACCAAGGTAGATTGTTTCTTGAAATCTGACTAGCAAGACTACTTGTAGATCTCGCCAGGATGCGCATTTTTCTTGTGCCAATAACACGCGCTATATGTATAGAATTTTCTTGAGCAATACGGGCACTTGTATATCGCATCCGCTTTTTTCTCACAGTCGTCTATTTGTTGTGGCGTAAGTTCCATTTTCTTGAGACCGTTAGACGTGAGTTCCCACATTTCTTTTCCATCATAGATCGTGACTCTATTCTTCTCTTCGGCTGCCTTATCTTGGTGGTGTTTTCTGATGTGTTTGTTGTAGGCACCTAGACTATCGAACTGTTTTTTGTGCAGAGGGCAATACCAGCAGTCTTGTGGAAAATCATCCGTGCAATGTCCAGCGGAAATGGGCGACAGATATATCAGAGAGAGAAAAAACGCGAGTAAAAATCTCATAAAACCTCCAGTTTTGCGTATATCATATTCGCAAAAACAAAAAGGTCAAGGAAAAAGAGGGCGACGCTGTTTAGACGTGCCCCAAGTCCTCTGCTACACATGGTAGCAAGACAATCACGATTATATGCAATTGTGTTAAATGTAAAAAAGAGTATTTGTTAAATGTTGTAATGCCGAAACCCGGTCCACAATAGTGCCAAGAGTTATGTGGTGTTAAATGTCAAAACTAGGAGATGTTAATTGTTTTTTAGGTGGCGGTGGCAATGGCATCCAATGCGTGACCCTAGGAATTACACCCTCTGACTCTGCATTTATAAACCTCTTTATATCCTTATCCCATATAGCAAACCAGACAACATTAAAATCATTGTGTGGGTAATCTGCGTAGATAATATAGAAATCCTCCTCAGTAGGCGATTGTTCTGAAAATTTTATCCAATTCATTTCCATAGTTGTAATCCTAAGTTGTCGTTAAATTACGCGTCTCACTTTGGGCACACTAACGCCATTTCTGTAGTCCAATTACAGCCATAATCGTGTACACGCCAAACAGAAATCCTTGTGCCAGATGTCCTGTGGCAAAATTTACAGTGGAGAAAAATACATTAGAAACCAGCCAAAAATAAAAGCCCCGCCTATCAGCGTTTGCATTAAGAAATGTTCCATAGAGTGCCACCACTGTAAAAACCCAGCTTATAGACTCGATCATCTATCATTCTCCAGCATATTTTTGAAGAAATCTGTCAAATCACTATCGAAAACAGCACTAGAGTTTAGAGTATACACCTGTTTGCTCGGATAATTCTCAACCACATCGTTTATAGAGATCGAAAACTCGTAGTCTACCGTTCGTTGTAGCGCAACATCTGTTGATCTGAACCCATCTTCCACTATTGGTCTATCAGATGGCCGTATGTAAATCAGAACGTCATACGTGGCAAGCCACGAGTGAGCTAGATCAGAGAGATTCTGGCCGTATTCGTCCAGTTTAACCCCAACTTGGGCGTATAAATACATCACTGGATCAACCGCCGATCTATCGCAGATGATTATTTCCGCACCTTTTGCCTTGGCGTCTAACTCATAGCCTATTTGTTTCGAGACTATCCACGAGACCGTATCAATGGATTGTTTCTCATGTAGACCGAACGGGCAATCCCTAACAACCTCGTGGATAAGACGAGTGTTTTTACCTCTTTTAACGCAGTATGTAAATAATTGAGATGAGAGAGTAGTTTTACCCACACCATGAGTTCCAAGAATGGCTATTTTCATGGGCACGACCTCGCTTTTTTACCACATATTGGGCAGAACGTAACCTGTACCCCTATTCCATCACGTCGCATAATCAACCGCCCCTTTAAGTCCTCTATGCAGTCATGGATTTTGGTTGTCTCTCCGTACATTGGTGTATCCATTGCTATTTTGCAATGATGAAGACCAAGATTTTTCATTGTATCTATCGTGTCTTTTTCATCTACAACATAGGCTGGAAACATCGGCTGTAGAACGTTCCTTCGTCTAATTGCCACGCTTATCCTCATCGGGTAAATCGTAAAGACATACGTCAAAATCGTATCGCTTAATAAACACATTTATTTTATCAACTATTTCATCGACGCTATCACACGAAACGCCCCGAAGAATCTCTTCATCAATAAAATAATTCAGATCATGTCTGAATAATTGCTTGTCAAATTTCTTTACCATACAAGACCTCTGTTTTATGTCTCATATAGCCAATCCAAAGTATATATCCAATAAAATATTGATATGGGGTAAAGTAAAGAAAATACTATAACAGTGTAGACGTATGACTCTTTTTCCTCAGTTGAGCGATTCGTATTATGTTGATAACGATCATAATATTTTAAAGCTCATGGATTACACGTATTCGAAAAATATAACGATCAATCAGAGCTATTGGACCGAGGCGGATATTGATGCCAGATTTGTCGCTGGTGATCAGACCATAATAAACTCTATTTACGGAACTCTACCGAATTTCCAACGTCACCAATTCAATTTTAATAGAATCCGGCGCGTCATCAATATGATAAGCGGCTACCAACGCCAACATCGTAAATCTACGGTTGTAACCCCAGTAGAAGAGCGAGGTCAAAAAACAGCCGATCAATTCACTAAGCTGATGTACCACATAAATAACAAAGGAGGTGTGTATGAAACACTCTCTGATGCATTTATGGGGGCTATTTCATGCGGAATGAATTTATTGTCTGTATGGCAAGATTTTAGAACGGATCCGGTAAATGGCGAAATTAAAGTTGATAATATCGGATATTCTAGTTTCTTGATTGATCCATATTTCAAAAATAGAGATCTATCAGATTGTAATTCGATCTGGACAAGAAAATATCTCTCTCGTACGCAAGTGATGATGCTTCTTCCTGGCCGTTCTGAAGAGATAAAAACAATGACTGGGTACGGGGGACGTGATGGAAAATTTCAGTATCAGCCAGAGTCATACAATTATGGAAATCAAGATTTAATTATTTACGACGAGTTCTGGTATCTCTCGACGAGAAATCAGACCCTGCTTGTCGATGCGACTAATGGTGAAACAATTGAATGGCGTGGACAAGATGACGATCTAAAAGAATTCATGAACATGTATCCTGATGTCGTTAAAATCGAGCAGGAGATACCTACCACAAAACTTGCCATCGTTGTGCAAGGCAAGGTGATGTACCACGGTCCGAATCCTCTAGGCATAGACAGATATCCATTTGTTCCTGTGTGGGCTTACTACGATCCAAATATGGCGTATTACCCATGGCGGTGCCAAGGAGTTACTAGAGGACTTCGCGATTCACAATATTTATTTAATCATCGCAGACGTTTAGAGCTAGATCTGCTCGAGAGTCAAGTAAATTCTGGATGGAAGTATAAAGAAAATGCATTAGTAAACCCTAAAGATGTTTTTATGCAAGGCCAGGGTCGCGGCTTGGCACTCAAAGCCGAGGCTCAAATGACAGACGTGGAGAAAATTGAGCCAGCACAGGTTCCGCCTTCGATGATTCAGCTTTCAGAGTTGCTAGCGCATGAAATTCAAGAAATTTCTGGTATAAACGAGGAATTACTCGGTAGTGCCGAAGACGACAAAGCTGGGATCTTGAGCATGCTACGGCAAGCCGCCGGACTTACTACGCTCCAAATTCTGTTTGATTATCTAGATCAATCTCAAAAGCTACTCGGAGATATTCAAATTGAGCTCGTTCAATCGAATTGGACTCCTGGTAAAGTACAGCGAATCCTTGGCGAAGACCCAACAGAAGAATTCTACAATAGGGCATTTGGCAAATACGATGCGATTGTTGAAGAGCAGCCCCTGACGTCTACACAAAAACAATTAGCTCTTAGACAGGCCCTTTATCTACGTGAGCTCGGAATTCCAGTTCCTACGTCATACCTGATTAAAAACATGAACATCCCAGACAAAGACGAACTAACACAAGAGATAGCGCAGGCAGAACAAGTCCAACAGCAACAACAAGCTCAAATGGCTCAACTACAAATGCAGCAGTTGCAGGTCGACAATGAGACCAAGCTATCCTACTCAGAGGCCCAACATTCCCTCGCGGCTGAACGAATGAATAAGACTCGACTAGATGCAGCCTTGAGTGCGGAACGCATGCAGCGCGCCGATGAAGATCGTACAGGCGCGGTTTTGAATTTGGTCAAGGCGATCACAGAGATACGTGGCATGGATCTAGAGCACATAGAGCGATCTGTAAACGTCATACGAGAGATAAGCGAGGAAGAACGATTAATGGCGAACCCTGAATCTAGTAGCCCCAGAGCTACTAAATCCCCAGAGCCCGCCAGAGTTAGTTAAAAATATGTTAGAAAATAACATCTAACATGTTATGTAAATATTTTACTCTAAGGAGAAAACAAATGGCAGAAAAAAAGCATGCTCGTGGTGGATTTGCCACAGGGCACGATAAATCAATTGGTAAGACTTCAAGGGCAGGTCTACCAGATCAAGTGATCACGCATGAGTATGGCAAAGGTGCGTGCTATGGAGAAGACAGCCAGGACGATACGATGGGCGGGATCGACGAGGTTCAGCACTCAATGGTCAACAAGGCCAAGAAATACGTCTCTAACCAAAAATAAAGGATTACTTTCATGGTCATGATTCGTAAAGAGGGCAAAGCACTCAAAATAGCGACAGAGGTCATGAAAGGCAGGTCTGTCAAGATTGAAAAACCTAAGAAGATGGATAAAACTATTTTGACAGGCCCTTACTTACAACACTAAAGGATTTTTAAATGGTCAAGATGAAAGGGCACTCTGACGCTGCCCAAGACAAGAAATTATTTGGATCTATGATGAAGAAAGCCGCTCCTATGAAGAAAATCAAGAGTCACCTCAAAGAAGACATCAAAGAGCAAGCGCATGGGATCAAGAAGGATGTCAAATTAGCCAAGTCTTTAAAGAAAAAGGCATATTAACGCAGTGTTGAATTCAGATGATCCACGCTACCAATACGATCGTTTTGGCACTAAGGGAGCCCGTGTAGGGCAAGCCGTACTAGACATCCTCTCTACAGATCAACCAGACTATACCTGCGAAGAAATTCTCGAAGGTATGGCCCCTGAGTTTACTAAGGAGATGGAGAAAACCATCAATGAGAATCTTGGTAAATATAAAAACCCGTTCTACGTTCTGGTTTTGACTAAGAAAGAGCATTTTGCCACGAATGTACTAAGGAATTGGTTCATAGCACGCCAAACGGCTCCATATGCCTCTAAAATGATGTTCGAGTATCCAATACATACTAAGACTCTTTACATAGTGAACGCTGAACGTGGAGACGTTAAGGTCTGCTGGAGTCTCCCCGGGATTGCAGATTGTCAGGCTATTGCTAAAAACCCTGCCAATATCAGCCAAGAACTCGTTGGATGGATTTTAGATTGCTTTGAAGGTAAGCTCGATAAGGAAGGATTTGATTATCTGTTTAAATGACGCCGATGAGCCAGAGCAAGATTTTACCACTATTATCACAAACGACGATTGGATCAGCGCAATGTATGAAAATCTCACAAAACCACGAGATGAAAAGATTCAGGAATCAATGGATATGGGTGGAATGGATTCCAATAGATGTGTGGAGCAAGAAATATCCACAGCGAGAGAATAACTATGAGTTTACAGACTAACGATTATAGGACGCCATCTTTATTCAATTTATCGGAAATTACTTTTACTGTATGACCATAGAACCCATTATGAATGTTATATAGAGTGAACTGGAGAATTCCGAGGCCTGTAATTAAATTAACAAATAACACCCGACATTCCTCAGAGTCCCAAACATAATCATCAAGACTTCTACCTTTCAGATCTGTAGATTCAAGTCTGTCATTTACAATACAGATGTCTAATAGTTCGGCCCCCTTAAAATGCTCAAAATCCTCATCACTTGATATATGCCCAAATATTTCGCAACAATCTTGGGTATTATCGATCAAGATTTCGATTTTTTGTTTGTTTGTATAAACGTAAAATCCTTCATATCCCTTATCATCGTCAAATGACTCGATAGAGATAATGATCTCTCTTTCTGGATTTTGTAGTGTGTCAGTGCTCATGTTTTCTCTTTACCTTCTGATAGAATTTTTTTCCACGCCATACAGTTAGACTTATCCAAAACCCTATCGTTCATCGCGTCCAAAATAGAATCAAGAATGAATTCATTCAGAGGACAGGCTATTGATTTTCTAACCGCCTCTATCTCTTTGAAGAATGGCGTAGGAATATACACAACGATTTGCCGCATTCCCGGTATTGGTCTACGTGTTCTAGCCATTGGCATACCTCCAGTAAAACACGTAGAATATCATCCATGACCGTATTTTTCAACAGACGCTAGAGATGTTACTCATCATTATCTTCGTCATCATCTTCTTCGACCTCTTTTGCCCGACGTTCCTGCTGTTTTTCAGCCTTTCTGACTTTTTTAAAAGCTTTTTCTGCCTTTTCGTTGAGTTTTAAAAACATTGTTTTTGCCTTATCAAGCTCTTCAATTGTAAAGTTATTGTTTTCAATTAATTGACTGATACCTTTTGAATCACACCTAGAAAAATCGCCCTTATAGGTATAATCCTTCAGAGTCTCAATACATGCCGATTGAACATCTAGAAAATTAGGTCCGATAAGCATGCCTGAATGAGCAACAATAGCGTCCATAAACCAAGCTTGAACACGATACTTATATTCCACGCGCCACCTCCTCAATGTTTGTAAAAGTCTCTCTTTATTTGTCTTCGATATTTTCTTCAATCTTTTTTAATTAAAAGATTTCTTTGACATAATGCCATCACTCCTGCTATTAAAAAATTAGTTGTCTAAAAACATTCGTCGGCCTCGTTACGGCCAGGCAACTAATTCATAAATAGCGTAAGGGGTCCGCAACCCAAGGAGTGCCATTTGACTGATGAAGAAACAGAGATCGTAGAGGAACAAACTCAGGAAGTCGATCAGTCCACCGAATCAGAAGATCAGCAAACCGAACGTCAAGAAGAACAGCCACAACAGACGCCTCAGCGCAGAGACGTTGAATACAACTGGGCAGAAGCTCGACGTGCGTCACAGGAGAAGGACAGGTTAATTCGGGAACAGCAAGAGGTGATTAATAGACTGTCTAAGAACAAATCAACAGAAGACGAACCGCAGCTATCCTCAGACGACATTTTAACTGTCGGACAACTACAAAAGTTCCAGGAAGCAGAGCGTAAAAAACAAGCGGCTGATTTCGATAGACAGCGAGAAGAGATTCTCCGATTGAAATACCCAGATATTGATCAGGTTCTTTCTCCAGAAAATATCGCTCATTTTGAACAAATGGAACCAGAACTAGCAGAATCCCTTTGTGGACTAGGCCATGACCCTATAAAAATGAAAGCAGCAGCCTATAAAATGATTAAGAAGACTATACCACGTGAAACGCCTCCAAGCATGGAGAAGAAAAAGGCACAGATTAATTCTCAAAAGCCCGTTTCCGTCCAGTCCGTCGCCAAATCATCTCCAATAGGAAATGCTCATATTTTTGAGAATGGTCTTACTCCAGAGTTAGCAGTCCAACTTCGTAAAGAGATGGAAGACGCTGCAAGCCAGGGCTAATTTTTTGTCCTTAGTGACAAGTAAAATTATTACCGCTCTCTGATTCCTATTATTAAGAGAACATTAAAGTAATGAGTATTACAACAACGAGTCTTTTAACGGCTCCAGTGCAGACTAGTTTTAGTTATAAACTATTGTCTGTAGCTGTCCCGTACATGATCCATAAAATACCAGCCATGTTGAAAAATATGCCTCGTAATGGTGGTACGGACATTAGGTTTAGACGATAGATTATGTCGTCTATAAATCTTCTCTGATTGACTTGGAAGCCCGACAGGGTGACAGGGCGGAAGCGAAAGCACCGTGATCGACTGAGTGAGAAGACTCGAAAGAGATGCGACAGTCAGGACAGCGAATATAAATAAAATCGCTGAGGAGTGCTCGAAGAAGCGCTTCCACCAACTATAGTTGGTCATAAGGTAACAGATTGATAACCCTCTCGCTACGGCTACAGTGCCATTGGGGAATTCCGGGGTATACCCACCTCCTCAAACCCTGAGCGCCTTGAACATCGATGCGAGGATGTCGTTCTACGGAACGTATGTCCTTCTAAATGAACAAGTTACGCTCCAAGCCCAAGATCCTGTTTTGAACGAAGCGGCTCTTAGGCTAGGCGTGAGCCTTAGGCAGACGGAGGATGAATTAATTTCTTCGATGCTGAGCTCGACAAGTTCATTTATGAACTGTACAAATGGTAGTGATGGAGACAATCCGACCGAAATCACTCTTGCCGATATTCAAAACGTAGTTCGCACGTTACGCAATAACAGTGCTTACTCATTTTTATCGGGTATCAGTGGTGAAAATAAATTTGGAACTGCACCAGTACGCGATGCCTACTTTGCATTAGGGTCTACTCAAATGATCGGGCAAGTAGATAACGTTCAAGGGTTCATCCAGAAGTGGAATTACGCCAATCAGCAATCTACTCTAGATGCTGAATACGGTTCCGTATCGAACCTACGATTCCTTTTGTCGCCTATTGGTAGCGTAACGCCAAATGCGTCATTACTAGGAAACGACGTCATGAACATCTTTTGCGTAGGCCGTGAGGCATATGCGACAGTTGAGCAAGACGGGTATTCAAGTAAATTTATTTATAGACCAGGCATCTATGATGGCCCATTGGCTCTTAATGCTTCTATCGGCTGGACTATGGCAACTGTGCCCCGCCTATTGAACGATACTTGGTGTATTAACATGCGCTGTACGTTGGCATAAGGAGACATTAAAACAATATGAGTACATCAATACATTCGCTTTTAACTGGTACATTCCTTTCCGACGGACTAGCTAGAACAATCTCGCTACCTTCTGGGTATGACCAAATAGAATTGGTAAACATCACCGATATTGGTGATGCTGGTGCTACGACCCAAGTCATGAGAGCTAAAGGTTATTCTTCGCTCCCTGCTGGGTCTGCATATTTGAATCTTAAAACCAACGGTGCAGCTACATTGGCTATTGAGTCAATGATCACAACTGCTGGTTTTACGTTCTTACAAGACAGTGGCAATCAAGCCCCTGGTGCAGCTGTAGCAGTAACCGCTATTACCGCGGCTTCTCCTGGCGTCATCTCTTCGGCCTCTACGGCTGTTGTTGGCGACGTTGTACGAGTATACGGTACCACCGGCATGCTCCAAGTAGCTGGCTGGGACTTCACCGTCACGGCTGTCAACCCTGGTGTTACACAGACAAGTCAGAACCTTATTGCAGCGGGCTTCGCAGCACCTGCAACGGCTGGTTTTATCCGTATAATTCCGTTTAGTCCTAGATTCTATCCCGTAAATAGACGCATTACCGCCATTACAGCTGGTTCGCCAACCGTAATTGCGTTAAACGTCACCCATGGTTTCACTGTGGGCCAACGAGTACGTGTAAAGATGCCTGCAATCTATGGCATGACACAAATCGATGGGTTAATTGGGACCGTAACAGCAATAGGAACTGCAATCGGTGGGTGTACAAACACCATTTCTCTAGATATCGATTCTACAGCTTTCACAGCATTTGCCTTCCCGACAAGTGCTCAAGCGGCCGTCGGCGTCGATGTTCCTGAGATAATTCCTATTGGAGAAGGAGCCGTCTCCCCATACGGAAACCTCAACGACGATGCTACCAGGAACGTTTCGTTAACTGGCGTCATCATCGGAACAGGCGTACAGACAACCGCGAAGGTCTATCAGTGGATCGCACGACGCGGACAGTCTATCTAAAGCAACATTCTGGAATTTCCGGATAGTTCAACGGGGCACTCGCAAGGGTGCCCCTTTTTTTGACCTTGTTGTAAAGAAAATTTATGTTTATAGAGTCAAGTAAAAGGTTTAAAATAAAAAATGGAAGGTATGAATGGCAAGACCTAAGAAAAGTAATCCTATTGTAGAGGATACCGTAAGCCAAGAAGAAGAAGTTAAAGAGGTTGTCAAAGAAACTAAAAAGTTGTCAGAGATAATCGAAATTAAACCATCTACTGGTGGATGTAAGAATCCAAAACTACAGAAGTTTATCGATGAGGAAACCGTACTTGTTAAAGGTAGATTCAAAATGTACGAGTCGCCTGGGGCTAGTGTCAAGATTATAGTTAAAAAGTATCCTGGCATACCTCAGTTCGAAAAATTAATGTACGACGGTGATGTTTATGAGGTCCCCTTATACGTGGCGAGGCACTTGAACGGAATCGATGTAACAGCTGGTGGATGCGATAAAAAGATTGGTACTTGCTCATATCCAATCCATGGATTTCAGACGCCAGAACGAGGAGGTACCCAACCGTGCCATTTAAACGAGGCTGGAGTTCCAGTTCCAGTTGTCACAGTGGCAAAACGAGTTCGTAGGTATGGGTTTGAATCACTGACGTTCGACGTTGACGAGTAAAAATAATAACGCTTCCCCAGACGTTTCAGCCTCTGGGGTTAGCATCATGAGGTAAGTATGACTGCTCCCAGTACGCTACAAGACATTCGCGACAAAGTTCGCCGAATCACAGCACGACCATCGGCAGCCCAGATAACAGATACCGAGATCGACAAGTACATAAACACGGCATACATTTTCGATTTTCCAGAGCATTTGCGATTAGAGAATCTTAGAGTTAATTATCAGTTTTTGACGCAAGCCAATAGACCTGTATATGATTTTCCTACAGATCTCTATCTAACAACAATGCCTCCTGTCTATATCGACGGCTATCAATCCTATATGACTCAGAGTAGAGAAAACGCGTTTAGAATATATCCACAGCTATCGAATGTAATTAAATCTGTAGCCACAGGAAACGGCACCGCTGGTCCATATACTTTCACGCTCGCCAATACGCCAATTCTACCAGGATTCAAGAGAAACCCTCCTGGAGCATATGCGAATGTATTCGGCCAAGACCCCGCTACGTGGAATTGGAATGTCATGTTCTCAACCACAACGGCATCGGGACAAACAATCTCTTTAATTGACGATGGCCTGGGCAATCTATGGGATCTATCGGATAACCCAACGCTTGATCCAGCTATATTGGGAAACCCTCCATTCAGGGGAAATATAAACTACCTTACTGGCGTGGTTACGCTTACATTCATAGCCAATGTCGCTGCTTCAGCACCTATAAACGCACACTATTTCTCATACAAACCGTC